TTATCATCAGTTTCTTGGACAAGGTTGCAAAAGAGAAGTTGGAACCTTTTATTGATAAAAGCTATACCGCACTTTCTCAAGTAACCAACGCATACGAACAGAAGATGGAAATGGGACGTGAGGCCATCGCTGATAAAGGTTTATGGACTGCTAAGAAGCGGTATATCCTAAACGTCTATGACATGGAAGGTGTTCGTTACTCTGAACCCAAGCTAAAGATTATGGGTATTGAGGCGGTCAAGTCATCTACTCCAGCACCGTGTCGAGAGAAGTTGAAGGAAGCACTAAAGATCATCATGGGTGGTGATGAGGAGATGCTAAATACCTTTATACAAGATTTCCGTGATGAGTTTATGACATTGCCACCAGAAGAGATTGCCTATCCCCGCTCCTGTAATGGACTGAAGAAGTTTCGTGGAACAGATCGTTTATTTGCACTCGGCGCACCCAAGCATGTTAAGGGTGCAATACTCTACAACCATCTCGTAGATGAGAACAAACTTGGCAATAAGTACGTTACTATTCAAGAAGGAGACAAGGTGAAATTTGTAAATCTCAAAGACAATATCTATCAAGCCTCTGCGTTTTCTTTTATGACAAAGATACCAAAGGAACTTGACATATTGCCGATGGTTGACTATACTAGCCAATATGAAGACAGTTTCTTGGCGCCGTTGCGTGTGATAACGGATAAGATGAACTGGATATTGAAAAACGATGAAGTGGGAACACTAGAGGATTTCTTTGGATGATAAAACGTAAAGACCCAGCTGAATATGCGTTAACCGCATTTAACTCACTGAAGGCAAATCAATATCGATGGAATAAGATGTTGATAAGTGACGCTGAACGATCTATATCTAGGTTATTTTATGACCAAGTATTTTCAAGTGGTGCTGATAAGAGTGGATTCTCTACAGTGCTTAAAAATGATTGGAAGTTGCAACCCATGACAGATGATCACTATATGGCGCCACAATCTGTTACAAAATTCATAATGGATCAAGCGCATATAGTATTAGATGATTATGAGTATTTTGGAGATTGTTTCATGATGTGTCGCAAAACACATTATGTCAAGTCATCTGAAAACGATGAACTTTCTGCACTAACTAAAAAGACAAAGGTGTTGACAAGAAATAGATATAAACATATGGGGTTCAATCTATATAAGGATGGCAAACCCAATTATGTTATGAAAAACCCAGAACTTGAAGTCCCAACATATTTTACTGATTGGGAGAAGGGTTATCAGATTAATGGATTTCGGTCAACAGTGGTTGATAATGAACAGGGTGATTTGTCGGGGTTCTTAAATGCTGCTTGACAAACAAGATGCGCTCTATGCCGCCAATGTGTTCGTAGATTACTTTTCCAGTTTTGGTAGGATTGATGACTATCTTCGCAAGGTCAAACTTGAAAGAATGTCCAATTACCCTACGTCCCTGCCCGGTATAGGCCCGCAAGATGATTTTTTCAATGATCACACCATGCATCCAAAAGATATGGAGTTTGAGTGCCGTGAAGTATCAAGTGAAATGTTTGTGAACTATCTAGAGATTGTAACCTCTCATGCTGTGGAAGCTTCTATTCCCGGCAAATCTATTAAGTTGTTAGTGTATGAAAAGAATACTAATAAGATTGTTGGTTTTATTCGTCTTGGTTCACCTACTATTAATTCTAAACCTCGCAATATGTTTCTAGGTAAACCGCTAGATACAATGAATAAAGAAGTTATGAAGCGTTTCAATGACTCTACTATAATGGGCTTTGCCCTAGTCGCTGTGCAACCATTTGGATTCAATTGTCTTGGTGGTAAACTACTAGCTGCAATCGCTTGTTCACATCTGGCAAAAGATATTTTGGATAAAAAGTATGGTGGACCATTCTGTATGTTTGAAACCACAAGTTTATATGGGACAACTAAAAGTGTATCACAGTATGACGGCATGAAACCATTTTTACGTCATAAAGGTGAAACTGTATCTGACTTTGCGCCACTGATTAATGATGAAAAATATCGACAATTGAAATCTTGGTTTGAAGATAAAATGGGTGAACCACTCGTTGATCCAGAAGCGTCCAGCAGAAAACTAAAGAGTCAGACTAAGATGATTTCTATCATCAAGGCATCACTCAAGGATGTGGATGAAGATGCTTATAATAAGTTTTGTCAAACATTTCTTGATGCAAAAAAACTAACTGAACAGAAGCGTTCTTATCTTGGAGACTTTGGGTATTCAAACGTAAAAGAATATTTGAATATGGAAACTAATGAACTACAAAGAAAAGATAATTGGGATCGTTATAGTTTTCAAGGAGTTTGTGATTGGTGGTCCAACAAAGCATCCAAGAGATATGAGTCACTTATTGCTGATGGACGGACTCGCACTGTCGCTGAAACGTGGAATACAAATGCTGATCAGATAGATATAATAAGATAAATTTTTTAAAAGCACTTGACATTATCATATAGATATGTTAGCTTGAGATAATGATGAACAGAATAAGCGGGCATAGCATAATGGTAATGCAAGAGGTTTCCAACCTTTTTATGGGAGTTCGATTCTCTCGGCCCGCTCCAGAATTTAAAGGTAGGTTATAGTGTTATTACCACCAAGCGTTATAGAGAGAACTTTACCACCCGGTATCGGCCACAATTCCAGTAACTATAATTGTTACATGTATAAATGGACTAATGTGGAAAATGGAGTGTGGTATTTAGGAATTAAAAAGGGGTTTCTGCCAGAAGATGGTGGTGAACCTTATTGGACAAGTTCAGAGAACAAGGAGTTTAAGAAACTTATTCAAGGGAATAAACCCCTTTTTAATGTTGAAGTAATCGAAGTTAACAACGATTATAAATTTTTACAAATGAAAGAACATAAAATGTTACAAGAAGTACCCAATATTAAGACTAACCCGGCTACATACAATCTGTCATATGGAATACCGCCCATAGGAAAGGATACATTGCCATCAGATGAGTATTTGGAATGGTTCCGGGGTATGGTGGATTCGGTAGAATGGGTTGATGAAGATAATCCTGAATCTGTAAAAGCTTTGAAGAAGATGTACACATATCAAGTAAGAGCAAAGGATAATCCATTTCATATACGTGAAATTGCATCTGAATTGGGGGAGATAGGAAACAACATCTCTAATATGAAACCCATACTAATCTTTGAGGGTGTTGGAGAGTTATTTGGTTTTCCACCTGGCTCAGATGTGGTTGTTGGAAAACGTCATGGACTTATGGCAATGTCTAAGCAAAAGGTTCTAGAAACTCCAACTTGCCGTGTGCCGTATGAAATTCTTGAAGGTAAATCCAAGTATTTTCTGAAAGCTCTTGCTGGTTTTGATAACAAGAACAGTGACAAGATTAAATACAATTCAGATTATGAAGATGGTGCAAAACTTCTTGTTGAATTAAAGTCCGAGACAGGAGTTGAACCAAACTCAACGATTGCGAAAAAACAGTTAAAAACTATCCTTGGTCTAAAGGGTTGGTCTATTAAGAAAGCTATTGCAAGAGCTCAATCTGATATCAAAACTGGAAAGAAAGGTAAAAAGTGGAAAGATTATACTCGATCTGAACTTGAAACAATTAAAAACAACGCTGACAATGAAGAATGGATTGGAAGATATATGTCATCTGGGCAGTTTAAAGGTCAAACAGTTTTGCTTGACTTTTATAGTGATAATAATCCTAAAAATGAAACCGCTCAGTTCCGTAAGAAGTTAAAACTTATTATACACCATCCAGACGTTGATGCTAAAGATAATTATGAGGCAAACATTTCTGCATGGAAGAAAGAGATGATGTTTTGGCTTGATTCTAAGGGTTTTACGATTGATATCAAAAATCTTGACCATGAAATTGAGGATACTAAAAACAACTACATTGAAGAAACTACGGATTAACGCTTGACATTCTAACATAGACTATGTATAAATAGGGGGTGAGGGTTTCATCCCCTATTTTTATTTAATGGATATGGAGAGATTTATGCCACTGCAACAATATGTCCGGCAATTACGCCCCCGCACAGAATCATACATCCCCCATGTCGATAAGGTTCAGTATAATTTTACTGAGGCATATAATATTCCGATTCAAAGTGACTCTGATATTGATGATTTTGACACTAAGTTAGACAAAACTCAACTAAAATCATTACTAAAATATTTGGTTTCATTGAAACTAGATGATATTCCTATTGCTGCTGGAAGTGTCGGTATTAAGATTCGTAGTGGCCAAGATAAGGATACCGAAATTCGTGATTGGGCAAAAGAAAATACACCAGACATAAAACTTGCTTTTGGTCAAGGTTCCTTTGGTAAAGGTGGTGGTGTAAAGATTAGTGAATCTACACAAGAATTAATGGTTGCTGCTTTAGTTCTCAACAAAGTAAAATCTGGTAATATTGATGAAGTTGCTGCAATAGAAATGATTGAGGAAGCAAAAACTCAATTCAACAAAATTGAAGGTGCTACTGGTAGACCAGATTTGATAGATCAATTTACTGGTAATTTTAATGACCTTGCAACTGCAATTTCCTCATCAAATGCAATTCTCAAAGTGGTTTCTAACCCCGTAAAGGCATACTGGACTGGCCAAGGTTGGGGTGAAGATATTAAAAAATACAACCCCCCAATAGGTGGTGTAAAGGATTATAATTCTTCTGATATTGTTGTTAAAGGTGGTGATGGCATATTCTATGGTTTTTCCTTAAAGAAGAAGTCAAAGAGTAAGGATGTTGATCCTACTCTTATCAACAAACCTATTACTGGTGATAAAGGTATCCTTAAAGATATTCTTGGTGCAAAAGAAATAGAATCAATAGAAAAAAGTAAAGAGCTATTCTTTGATTATGTTGTATTCAAGCATACTAAGAAATCCGTAAAGGGTATGGATATCAAAGATAAGAATAAAATTATTTCTAAGATATCACAAAAACAGATGGGAGTATATCTTAAAGACCGTAGAAATACATTCTTTAGGCGTGTTGATCAAGTTCTTACTAAACATGGTGATGAGTTCGTAAAAGCTTTTATAGAACTTCTATTCAGAACTAAAATGAAAGATATAGAAGATACTAAAGAATTTAAATTTTATTTGTTAACAGGGATAGGAAGATTTGTTGGTGGTACAGTAGAAGTAGAAGAAGCACAAAACAAAGATATGCCGCAAACGATTGAAGCACTAACAAAAATATTTAATTCTAATATAAAAATGATCACAACGCCCGGTAAGAAAAATGCATGGGAAGATGGATCAAACGCTGCAAAGGTGTTCTTTTCTATTATGAGCGACAACTCCCAGATCATAAATTTACAAATAAGATACAAAGGTAGTTATACTGCAAATCCACAATTTCAAGCTGTTGCAACAGCAGATTTTAGGGCAATATTTAAATGATGTCATTTTCAGAAATACTCCTAGAAGATAAGGGTGGTAAGAACCTTCACCTAGAACATCTGGAGGACGAAATCCTCAACTATGGTGTAGATGGTGGCAGAGCTGCTCTTAACTTCCTACGTTCTCTTCGTGATATGCTTTCTGGTTCTACACGTTCCTCTGTTAACATGACGGTTAAGTGGGACGGAGCTCCAGCCATCTTCGCTGGTGTTGAACCAGAGACAGGTGACTTTTTTGTGGCTAAGAAGAGCGTTTTTAACGTATCCCCCAAATTATACAAGACCGCACAGGAAATTGATGATGATTTATCTGGAGCATTAAATGAAAAGTTTAAAGTTGCACTTGCAGAGTTTTCAAAGTTGGGTATCAAGGGAGTACTCCAAGGCGACCTTATGTTCACGAATGATGTGGAAACAGACACTATCGACGGCACTAAGTGTTATACTTTTCAACCTAACACTATTGTGTACGCAATTCCTGTTGATAGCGATTTAGGTAAGACTATCAATCGTGCAAAGGTTGGTATTGTCTGGCACACCACATACACAGGTGACACTCTACAGGGAATGAAGGCATCGTTCGGCGCAGACATTAAGGGGTTAAAGAAACCTTCTAGTGTGTGGATGGATGATGCAACATATAAGGATGCATCTGGTAAGGCAACATTCACTGCCAAAGAGACTGATAAAATTACTGCCTTACTATCACAAACTGGTAAAACCTTTCAACGTATCAATGCAAATGGGTTGCGAACATTTCTTGTTGTGCAGAATGGTATGACAGGTGCAATCGCGGGTGCATCACTCAAGACCTATAATAACAGTAAGGTTCGTGCTGGTGAGAAGATCAGTAACCCAGCTGCACATGCAAAGGGTTATGAGAAGTGGGTATTTGACTCCATTCAGAAACAGATTGACAAGGCTAAGAGTGATGCTGGTAAAAAGAAATATACTGATATGCAGAAAGAGTATGTGCGTGAAGTTAAGAAACACACCCGAAATCTGACACAAATCATCACTTTTCAGAATTTATTGGTGGATGCGAAGTCACAAATTGTAAATAAACTAAATAGTGTGAAGGGTTTGACCGATACTTTTATTAAGACCTCGAATGGATTTAAGGTGACAAATCCCGAAGGATATGTTGCTATTGACAGAGTAAGTGGTGGTGCAGTTAAATTGGTGGACCGTATGGAGTTCTCGTTTAACAACTTTTCTGCGATCAAGGCTTGGGATAAGTAATGGATACAGTGTATAAAATAACCAATAAAGAAAACGATAAGGTTTACATTGGGTATTCCAGCAGAGGTGCTACCGATAGATGGTATCAGCACTGTGCTAACGCATTTAAAAAATCCAAAAGATCACGTTTGTATTCTGCTATGCGAAAGTATGGTAAGGAAAGTTTTGTTGTAGAAACAGTCTATGAAGGTAAAGATGCCCTATCAAAGGAAAATGAATTTATCATAGAGTATAACTCTAAAGATAAAGATTGTGGTTATAATATGACTGATGGTGGAGAAGCAAACCAACTTAGTAGGCGTTGGAATATGACTGAAGAGCAAAAACAGAAGATGAGAAAACCCAAGCCACCTCGTAGTGATGCTCACAGGAAAGCACTAAGTGAGGCAAAGAAGGGTATTAAATGGGGAACACCGTTTCAACAGCAACCAGACGATAAGGTTTCTGCACACGCTTTGTATATGAGAGAGTATAGGAAACGGGACAAATGAAAACATTTCTAAAATTATACGAAGCTGCTTCTGTTTCTCAACGTAAGAAACTGGGCAGACGTATGGCAAAACTCCAAAAATTAGGTTCCTTCCAAATGAAGAAGAAACGGGCTGCACTTAAAATGCGTGACCCTGCTAA